TTTGCACAGGCGTTAAAAGATAAAGTAAAAGGAGCTAGAAATGCTATTGTACATGGTTTTAAGCATGAAGTGCATATATTCAAAACCGCTGCAAAAGCCGTTGGAAAATTATACAGTGAGCCAGGAGGATGGAGAGGCTTAGAAAAAGAAGAAAAGAAGGCATTGATATCAGTTGGAATCAAGGTAGCTAGTACCGCATTATTTGCTGCAGCGGGAGGTGGATTAGCACATGGAGCTGCTTATTTTGCTAAGCACGTTGCTATGGAATTAATACCACACGCAGTAGCCGAAACTATTGTAGTTGGAGTTGGTAGAGCATCTTTGTTTGCGGGAGCAGATGGAGATGATGAAAGAATGTTGGGTGATTTTATGGATGCCGTTGCTGATAAATTAGAAAATATGGAAATCTCACCTGAAATAATGGATAAGATTGTAGATAGTTGGAATGAGAAGAGACCTCAGGAGGAAGTATCAAACGAAACTATTTCTTTGGATGAGATTTTAAATTACCATTTATTAAAAGAAGATGAGGGAGAATCATCTGAATTTCCAGGTAAATTCCACTTGGGTGGAGGATTTTATTCTTCAAAGCAGGGTGGGGAAGCTCAATTCAAAAATGATGGAGGAAGTTTAAGACCAATAACACCTGAGGAAAAAGAAGAATTTGAAGGAAAAGGAATTGGAGATTCTGAAGTAGATAAACTTGTTAAAACTGCAGAAGATTCGTTAGAGAAGAAGGAAAAGGAAATTGAAGATGAAACCAAACCTGATCCTAAAACTGATTTTGATAAGATATTAGATGACCCATCTGCTACTGCCAAAGAAAGAGCTATGGCAGGATCATTTAAGAATCAACATGATAATCTTAAAAGAAAACAAAAAGATGATCCTGAATACCAATCAAAACTTAAAAAAGAGGTAATTAAGAAAAACGAAGACATAGTAAATGGTCTAAGAGGTGAAAAGGATTCCGATGGAAATAATTTAGACGCGGAGGTTACCGAAAATGGCTCAATGTTAATTGGAGTTGAGCATGGCGAAGGAACTGAATCTACTAAAAATATTATAGATAAAATAAAGAGCTTACCTAAAGATGCAAAAGTAATGTTTGTAGGAGAAGGTGGAGTTGGAGTAGATGATAATGGTAGAGTTGATTTCGTAGGTGAGCAAGCAGAAATTAGAGATGCTTTTTTAGGCCACTTTGAAAATGGTAAAGAGGAAAGTTGGGATGAAAACGGAGATGTGAGAAATTCAGATGCACCTATATTTGATGAAATTGCTAAATCATATGATGGTGATAAAAACAAAGCATTGGCATCAGTTTGGACTAATATGATTGGTCAGGGTGATGATTTAGATGCAGATGATTATCTCACCGATGAGACTAAAGAATGGATTAAGAGTGAAGCTAAAAAAGGTGGTAGTGCAGAATTTGATGGTGATGTAGACTGGAATAATTTAACATTAGAACAAAAAGAAGATTTATATCAATTAAATTATAGAGATGACCAAAATTATGGGGAAACCGAATTGTCAAAGGGTCAGAAAGCATTTAATGATTTTAGACAAAAGGAGTTAGATAGAAAAATAAAAGAGGCAGAAGAGAAAGGTTATACTGTAATTGCAACAATGGGTAATTCTCACGTTGGAATGTGGAGAGAGAGAAACAAAAATAAGAAAGATAATTTTAAACCACAATCTTTAAGAAATTTACAAAAAGAATTACCGGAAGCAGATAAGGATGTATTCAACAAAGAATCTGATTTAGATAAAATACCTTCTGATAAGAAAGAAGAAATATCTATGAAGATTGATGAGTTAGCGGATAAAGCGAGTAAAGGGGAAGATTTTAATCTTTGTCAAATAACTGTTCCTGGTACTAACTTATATTGTGATGATAATCAGGGAATACCTAGAGAAGAAATGCCTCAATTCAAAGGTAAACCACTTCCAGGAACTCCTGCTGAAGACCTTCCAAAGGATAGTAAAGGTGAAGTAGATACCGAACCTCTTTTCAAAAAAATGTTAAAAGAGAAAGGTATTAAGACAGTAGAAACTGAATTACCTTCTGATAAATTAAAAGCAACTCAAAGTGAATTAGTAGGTAGTAAAGTTGCTGGAATGACTAAGGCATTAGAAGAAAATCCTGAAAATCCTGGTATTACTGCACCAATCTATGTGAGTAGAGATGGATTTGTAATTGATGGACACCATAGATGGGCAGCTGTAACATCTGCAGCGATTAAAGCTGGGAAACCTGCTAATATGAAAGTTATTGTTGTGGATATGGATATTAAAGATGCTATCCCAATGTGTAACCAATTTGCGGAAGAGCAAGGAATTGCTGCAAAGAAAGCGGATTCAAATGATGGTGAATTACCTAAACCTAAAAAAGCAGATGAAACCCCTAATCAACGAGTTTATAATGTAGGAGGAGATTATTATTCCGATACTCCAAATGGGCCTGCACAATATATTAAAACTGAAAGTGTAGTTCAAAAAATATTCATAGATGGGGATCAAAGATTTTTTAATTTGATATTTGAAACTGTTGTGACAAAAGTAGATGGTGATGGTGATCCACTTAAATTGACCGTAATTGAACCAAAAGACCAACCGAAGGCAACCGAAAAAGCGGATAAATTGGATTCTAATAAAGATGGAGAAGATTCTGCTCAAAGTGAAGTTAATGTAACTCCATTGGCTAGTAAAAAAGATTACAAAGATGTAGCGGCTAAAAAAATGAATCAACCTAAATATAAAGATACAATTTTAGATGATAATCTAAAAGAGCAAATATCTACTATTGTTGGTAAGATGACGAGGGGCGAAGATTTAACGGATGAGGAACAAGTCATTGCAAAAGATTATATTAAAATAGTAAATGATAAAGAAGTTAAAATCTATATTGCTTCAAAAAAGAAAGGAGATTGGCCTAATCAAGGATACATTAAAGTGGCTGAATTAGGAGCTGGAAAAGCAAGTAGAGAATGGGCTGAGAGTTCAGGTAAAAAATATGGGGTAACAATTGGTAAATCCGGACAGGGTGCAGTTGGTAAAAAAGATACAACACCTCTTAAAATCATAGGAGAAGAAAAATACGTTGAAATTGAAATAATTGATGAAGATACAGTTGTATTCAATGGGGTAACACATAAGAAATTAGCAGTTCCTACAATTGAAGAAACAAAAGCAAAATTAAAAGAAAGTAATCCGAACCTTAGTGATGAAGAATTAGAGAAAAAAGCAACAGATTTAGTCAACTCCATTAAAAGTAGAAATGATAGTATTGATGAATATAAACAATTGAAAGAAGAAATTTCTAAAAAACCACCTGGCAAATTCAAAACAGTTGATATTGGTGATACTACAACACCTGAAGGAAGAAAGGAAGCTAGGAAAAAATTATTAGATAAATCGATTGATAAATTTACTCAATTATTAGGAGATAAAATAGATTTGCCTGAAAATCAAAAGGTAATGGAAACCTTTCAAAAGCTTAAAGATTTTGAAGATGAGGATTTGGAAAATAATCCTGAAAAGCAAAAAGAATATCAGGAACTTTTAAATCAACTTCTAACTGATATGTTTAACAGTAAAGATTTTAGAGATGGGCTTTCTGATTACGCGGAGGTTAAAGTTGCAATGAGCTTAATAGCAAAGGGTAATTCAGTTTATTTACCAGCTGATGAAGCGTTTAAAACAGCTGATGTATTAGTTGTAAATGAAATTAGTGAAAATGAAACTGATTTAGAATTTCTTATGGTAACATTAGAATTCTCTGGTGGAATTAGTGTAAAAGTACAAGGTGGTGCAGCTGGAGTAAGTGAAGAAAAATGGAGACAGAGTAGGTTTAAAAGCAATCAAACAAGAAGCAGAGGTAAGAGAATGTTATCGACATTTGATTTCCTTTATCCAAAGGAACAAACCCCTCCTAATTTCCCTCCATCAGATGAGCAAATTAACGAGCAGAAGGCGGCATTAGAAGATGATAAAAAATGGATGGTAGAAAGTGGAATTGCTACTGAAGAAGAACTAAAAGCTGCTGAAGATTGGGCAGAAAGACGAGTTGAAGCCGTATTGAAAAAATTTAAGGGTCTTGGAGTGCTTGATTGTATGAGTGATGAGGAAAAGGTAAGATTCGAAGAAACAATGAAAATATATTATAGGAATCAAAAAATTTCCGAAGTTCTTTACAATAACGATTTGGATTATACTAATTTTAAGAATTCTAATCAAAAATTCAGTATTAGCAAAGGTAAGGCGGTAAAATGTGAATCAGAAGACTTAGATGGTGTAGAAAATCCTTGCTATATGAAAATCAAAGATGATGTTGGATTTAATGATTATCAACAAGGTGATTGTACAGTAGTGAGACCTACAAACGTAAACCCATCTGAGATCCATAAAGAAAAACCAAAGGTAAAATAATTTGGATAATTGATATTTTTTTCATATATTTGTAAAAACAAAATATAGAATGGAAGAAAATATCAAATTAGAAGAAAATGCAGTAGCTTATTGTGAAAGAGTCTATCCTGAAATGATGGAAGAATTCAAAAAGATTCAATCTGAAATGTATGAAACTTTTTGTAAGAAACAAAGAAATTATGGGCCAGGTAATATTTCAGTAGGAACTTCACTGCAAACTAAAGATGATGTAAAACTTTCACTCACAGGTCTTTGGTTTAGAATCAACGATAAAGTACAACGATTAAAACAATTAGTAGTATTGGGACAGCCGGATGAAGTAGGTGAATCGGTACAGGATACATACGAAGACCTTTCCGTTTATGGTATCATTGCACAAATTGTAAGTAGAGGTAAGTGGGCTAAATAATGAAATTTTCAATTTGTAAAATTTACGGACAAGTTTATTTTCTACCTTTCATAGGTATGACTCATAGTAGAAGATTGAATGGTGATATAGAACTCATTATTGGCTGGTTAAAATGGGAAATAGTTATTGGTATATGAAAAAGATTAAGCAATTTTTTAAAGAGATTTGGTTAGGAATTAAACTCTCTAATGAAAACTATCTAAATGGTAGAGGTTGGAATCATGGTAAATTTTAAATTATGGCAAAAAGATTAACACTACAAGAAAAGAAGGATATCTTTATCGTAGATGTAATTAACAAAATGTTTGAGATTGCAAATCATGATGTTACCTTTGATGATATTAAAGATAGGAAAGATAATTGGTTTACTGAATGGGAAATGAGCGTATCTCAAAACGATGAGTGGAAAGAATGGGGAATTAAAGAAATTCAAAAAAGATTTCGATATAATAAGAAGTGGGCTCAAAGAGAAATGGGAATGATATCCCTAATGTGGGGATTAAAATTTAGCGATTTTCCAGCAAATTAAGATAGGAATTAAGGGGGGAAAATTGTAATAAAAAAAATATTTGGAAAACTAAAAAAAAATTATTGTTTTGATATATTCGTATATATTTATTGATGAATCTCCCACTCTTTCTTCTATGAAACGCCTGTTACAAAAACTCTTAAATTTTTTAAATCCTCACGCAGAGGGTGAATTTCCTGCAACTCCAAAAGGATTTAGAGCCGCTCAAAAATGGGCTCAATCTCAACCACATTCTTATTCTGAAAATCTTTCTCTTTGGGAAGAAATGTATGAACATCACATGGATGGGTATTGGACTTTGGCAAAAATAAACGAACAAAAAAGATTATATGATTCGTTTAGAACAGTCAAAAAAAATCGTAATTCTTTTACAAAAGAATTTTCAAAAAAATCCTGAAAAACATTTGGAACTTAGGAACATATTTCGTATATTTGTTCTAAGTTTTTGATTTGCGAATATTTATATTCGTAACGATAAACTTAAATTTTAAACTTTAAAAACTATAAATTATGTCAACGAACATTGATGCAATCAGAGCCCGTCTGAACAAACTTCAGGGCACACAAAAGACAGCCGACAGTCTATGGAAACCTTCAGTCGGAAAACACCAATTACGTTTAGTACCTTACAAATTCAACAAGGAAATTCCTTTTATTGAATTGTATTTTCACTACAACATCAACAACAAATCTTATTTATCACCAGCTTCTTTCGGAAGACCTGACCCAATTGTTGAGTTTGCTGACAAACTTAAGAGAATGGGCGGTAAAGATGATTATCGTGAAGCTAAGAAAATGGAGCCAAAATTAAGAACTTTTGTGCCAGTAATCGTAAGAGGATTGGAGCATGAGGGTGTTAAATTTTGGGGATTTGGTAAAACCGTTTATCAAGAATTATTGGGGTATTTTGCAGATCCTGATTATGGTGATTTATCACATCCTTTAAATGGTAGAGATATTGTAGTTGATTATACTGCACCAGAAGGTGGAGCATCTTATCCTACTACAACTATTAGAGTGAAACCAAACTCTACAAAGTTGCACGATGATAATGCAAAGATTCAAGAGTTATTGGAGAATCAAAAAGATATCACATCTATTTATTCTGAATTATCTTACGATGAGTTAAAGAAAATTTTAGAGAATTGGTTGAGTGGAAACACAACTGATGATACTGAAACTTCTACTACTCAAGAGACTGTTGTTGCTAAATCAGAACAATCTGTATCAGATTCATTTGATTTCGATTCTAAGCCACATCAATTAGATGAGGTGAGTGAAGCACCAAAAGCAAAACAATCAACATCTGATTTACCTTGGGATGATGAAAAACCAGCGGTAGCTAAAACTACTCAACAAGTAGCAGATGCATTCGAAGATTTATTCAAATAATATAGATTATGGCAAAAACAGATTTAGCAGACATTTTGGTTGATAGTCTGAACAAAAAACAAAAAGACCAAAAAATCGCCTTTTATTTAGATGATGATTCCGAAGGAGCTCCCACCAATGTGAATGGTTGGATTTCTACCGGAGCTGCTATGCTAGATGTTGCTATTTCTAATCGACCATATGGTGGTATTCCTGTGGGAAGAATTACCGAACTAACTGGATTGGAGCAGAGTGGTAAATCATTACTCTCTGCCCACCTTTTAGCTGAAACTCAAAAGCAGGGTGGTATTGCAGTATTGATTGATACTGAAACTGCGGTGAGTAGAGAATTCTTCGATGCAATTGGAGTAGATGTATCTAAACTATTGTATGTATCAGTAGATACAGTAGAAGATATTTTTGAAACAATCGAAACCATTATCGAAAAGGTTAGAGAAAAGGATGCACAGAAATTGGTAACAATTGTAGTGGATTCGGTAGCAGCGGCATCAACTAAAAAGGAAATGGAAGCTGATTATGATAAGGATGGTTATGCAACTGATAAGGCAATCATCATATCAAAAGCGATGAGAAAAATTACCAACACAATTGGTAGACAGAAAATCGCAGTTATCTTTACAAATCAATTAAGACAGAAGTTAGGTGTTATGTTTGGTGACCCTTGGACTACAAGTGGTGGTAAGGCATTAGCATTCCACGCTTCAGTTAGATTGAGATTGAAAAATGTTGGTCAAATCAAAATGAAAATTGGCGGGCAGGATAAGATAGTTGGTATATCAGTTAGGGCACAGGTTGTAAAAAACCGATTAGGGCCACCACTTCGTTCTGCTGATTTTGAAATTTACTTTGATAGAGGAATTGATAACTATGGTAGTTGGTTGACAAGTTTGAAAGAAAACAAATTAGTTAAGCAAGGTGGAGCTTGGTATGAATATACCGACACCGATACTGGGGAAATCATCAAATTCCAATCAAAAGATTTTATCAAAATGATGGAAGAGAAAGATGAATTAAGAGAGCAAATTTATAAAAAGATTTGTGAGGCTACTATTCTTCAATACAAAAAAGATACATACGATATTGAAGCAATGGAGGTTGATACAGCCTTACCAAATGAAGTAGAATAATGAATAAACTATGGATATTTGGTGACTCATATTCAACATATAATAGTGAGAGGCTGGCTCAAGGAGTCCGCCTCTCAATTTATAGCGAAGTTGCAAGTCATCTAAATTTAACTGAGGAAAATAAAGCAATATCTGGACTGAGTTCTTTTGAAGTATTTGGTAACTTATTAAAGTTTTTATCTGAGTATAAAAAAGGAGATGTTATTATTTTTCAATTATCTCTTTTGGATAGAACTTCATATATCGATAAGCAATCTCATAGAGAACTGAATGAGAGGGAAAGGGAATTATTTCTTACTGGAAATAAATTTTTTGTTCATCCGCAATTTTATCATAGTAGAAAAAGAGATTTAGATGAATTCGAAACAAAGAAATTATCTAAATTTATAGAAAGTTTTGAAATCAACCAGGTAGATTATTATTTTAAATTTTTAATTCATTTAAAATACATTTACTCATTTTTAGAAAATATTGGAGTTGATTTAAGAATCATTTTATTAGAAGACGCCCACTTTAGATATAATTCATCTTCAGCTATTTCAATTTTAAATTTGATTGATGATTTGAATCTTAGTAATGTAATCATAAAATTTAGTGGTAAAAATTGTTTAACATCTTCTGTGAATTATAAAGAAGAGGGGGAGTATGAATATCATCATTTTAGTTTAGAAACAATAGAAAAATATTCAAAGGAAGTTAAAGAAAATTTCAATGAACCAAAAATATAAAAGTTTACTTAAGGAAATTGACAAAGAACATAATACACATAGAGTCCGAAATTCGAAAGTTCTTTTTGTAGATGGGCTTAATACTTTTTTTAGGTGTTGGAGTACAAATCCTACAATGAACGAAGATGGTGAGCATGTTGGGGGCGTAGTTGGGTTTCTTAAATCTCTAGGGATGGTTATTAGAAATGAAAATCCATCTAGAGTAGTTGTTGTGTTTGATGGAAAAGGAGGGTCTCAAAAAAGAAGACAAACTTTTTCAAATTATAAAGCAGATAGAAAAGTTAAATTCAGAGTAAACCGTCAGTATGATGATATGATGACGGAAGAAGATGAGCAAATTAGTTTGAAGAGGCAAATAAGTTGGTTGGGTAATATACTAAGTATTTTGCCAGTTACCACTATGGTATATGATAATATTGAAGCAGATGATGTTATTGGTTATTTATCAAAGCAAGTAGTAACTGAAGATGAGAATGCTTTAATACTTTCATCTGATAAAGATTTTTTACAATTAGTATCAGATAATGTAAATGTGTGGAATCCTCTTAAAAAAGAAAAGATTACAAAAGAAAGATTGATAGAATTATATGGAATTCATCCTGAAAACTTTATTTGGTATAGAGTATTAGATGGTGATAAATCTGATAATATTGATGGCGTAAAAGGATGTGGATTAAAAACTTTACAAAAGAGATTACCTTTATTTGAAGGAGATAGAAGAGTATCAATAGATGATTTAATGCAAGCAGCTGAAGCTGAAAAAAATAAATACAAAGTCTTTCAAACTATATTAGATAGTAAGAAAATTATTGAAAGAAATTTTGATTTAATGCAATTAGATAATCCTGATATTAGTGGGACAACTAAACTTAAAATAGTTGATAAATTTAGAGAAGAAAATGAACCGTTGGATAAAATGAAATTCATAGGATTTGGTATGAAATATAAAATATTACAAAATTGGACAGATGTGAATGATTGGTTACGAAGTTCTTTTGGAAATCTTATTATAAAATAATTTGGAAATTATAAAATTAACTTTTATATTTGAAGCATGAGTGAAACTATTGATAATTTATCAAAATATGGTCAGAGCTACCAAACAAAGGTTGTAGCTAATTTAGTTAGTGATAGACCTTTTTTGGAACAAGTTTCAGATATATTAGAAACAAAATATTTTGAATCGGATACAAATAAGTGGATTGTTGATTTAACTAAAAAATATTTCCACAAATACAAAAATAATCCAACTACTGATTATTTTAAAACCGAAGTTCAAAAAATATCTGATAATACTTTACAACAAAATGTATTACAACAATTAAAAGCGGTGTATCAAAACACACAACATTCTGATAAGGAATGGGTTAAATCTGAGTTTGTTACATTTTGTAAAAATCAAAATTTTAAAAATGTAATTCTTAATTCAGTAGAATTGCTTAAAACCGGTCAATTTGAAAAAATTGAAAAGATGGTTAGGGATGCAGTTAAGGTTGGGCAAACTGCTGATTTGGGATTAGATTATAAGGAAGAAATTGAAGTTCGTTTTGAAGAAGTAAATCGAAGAACTGTTGCTACTAATTGGGATGTAATCGATGAACTTACTGATGGAGGATTGGGGCCAGGAGAATTAGGAGTAATCGTTGCACCATCTGGAGTTGGTAAAACTTGGGTTTTATCTCACATAGGAGCCGAAGCGGTAAGGCAAGGTAAGAATGTATTACATTATACATTAGAACTTACTCAAAATTATGTTGGGCA